CTACCGGGTCACCAAATAATCTTCACTCGAACCCCGCAGCATTTTGACTGCGGGGTTTTCGAGTATATTGGGAACTGCAGTGTAGTTATAATATATGTCTACACGCTTTCCAGTCACTACGACACGACGGATGAAGTCATCGAAGGTATCGAGGCTATATCCGTCTTTTTTATTTGCCCGTTCTGTCAGTTGGTTCAGATAATAGATGACCGCTTCTTCTGTAATGGGAATGATGTGAGTCTCTAATTTAAGCCCGTCAAGTTGAGCGTTTAGCTCTGTGAGCTGTTTTTCATAGGTCTCAATATTGTTTGTTATTGTTTGGGAGATAAGGCCGTTTTCAACGGCTTTTACGCTGTTTTTCAGTCGTTTTTCAATTTCTTTGATTTGAGATTCCAGGCGCAGTTGTTCCGCCGGCTTGTGTTCCAGTTCTGCTTTCTGGATGGTCATACACTGGTCTGCAATGCATTTTACGGCGTCTTTGTTTTTGAGTATGCTGATAGTGGTATCAAGGACTAATTTTTCCAGCTTGTCACGGCTTATGTTTTTGGCATCACAGGCAATCTGGGACCGCGCAGCTTTTTCCGATTTATTATTTTTGGAAGAGCATTGGTAATAGTAGTATGTGGTGCCTGTATGACTCTTGCCACAATATCCGGTCATGGGAAGTCCGCATGTGCCACAGTAGATTTTCCCTGTCAGGGCATACTGGGGAGAGACGCGGCGGGCGGTATTGCTTTTTCGTTTGCGAGATTCAAATAAATTCTGCATAGCTGTATATTGCTCCTGTGTGATGAGTGCTGGGGCATAATCAGGATAGGATGTACCGGCCCAGGTGAATGTCCCCGTGTAAATCTGATTCTTGAGGATGCGGTTCAGGCTGTTGCGAGTGAAGTTGCATCCTCTCTGGGTTTTGATACCAAGGCTATTTAATTTGCTCAAAATATCTGTCGTTTTCACCCCGGATAAGCACTTATTATAGATTTCGGAAACCAGATGGCCTGTTGCGGGACTGATGGCCAGTTTATTTTCCGATGTGAGTTCATAGCCAAAGGGAACAATGCCACCAATCCACTTGCCTTCCAGGAGATTTTCTGTCATTCCCCGTTTAACTTTTTGAGATAATTCGGCGCTGTAATATTCTGCCATGCCTTCGATGACTGATTCTAGCAGGATTCCGCTGGGATCGTCTTTGATATTTTCCTTGGCCGACAATACTTTGACTCCATTTTTCTTGAGGCGGTGTTTATATATGGCCGAATCGTAGCGACTGCGGGAAAATCTATCGAGCTGATAAACGATTACATAGTCAAATAGATGTTTGGCACTGTCTTTGACCATTTGCAGAAATGACGGACGCTGATCCGTGCGGGCAGACATGGCCCGGTCGATATAGGTATTGATAATATTGATTTCATTGGCCTCTGCAAATGCCCGGCATTCACGAATCTGGCCATCAATGGATTCTTCCCGCTGTTTGTCACTGCTGAAGCGGGCGTAAATAACTGCATTTTTTGTCATAATATAATCAGTCCTTCTTTCTAAAACAAGGCTGATTGTGGTATAATAAATACGTAAATCAGCCCAAGCAAACACAAGATTTACACTTGCCATGCAGTACGCCAATGCTGCTGGCATTCCCGTTTCCTGTTGGTCCAGGAGACGGGATTTTTTATTTAGATATTTAGTAGATTATTCATCCTTTCTTTTGCTTATCTGTTGATAGTTACCTGAATTTCGCAAGATAACTTATTTTCGGTGGTATCTTGCGAATATTTGGATGGTTAGAATTCAGCATCATATTTATCAGACAAAGATTGTAAAGATACTGATAATGATTCATTATCAATATGCTCTAGGACAAACGCACCTACTCGACTTTCTACGGACTTTTGTAATGATTTCATGTCCTTCTTACTGGTTTTTGTTACCTTAATCTTTTTCCCATTTTTAGTCAATTCAAATAGACCGGATTTGAGAAGATCAGGGATACCAGCAAAAGCCAGCTCATTTCCAGCGCAAGTCATGCCTGTAGATTTAAGTAAATTATTCAATATAAGGAATAAGTGGACCGTATCCATGATAGGAGCTGTTTTGACGAAGACTTTTAGAATACCCGTATAATACTTTATGCGGGCTTTTTCATGGTCTGTAATCATTCCATCATTGGGGAGTTCACCCAACTCCATAGCCAGGCGAATCATATGTTTACAGGCCATGGTTCCGTCATGGATAGCAAAATCAGCACATGTGCAATGCTCTAAAGAAGTGTCATAGATATAACCTTCACTGCCGACAAATTTACCACATTTGTTTTCAATATCTACGCTCAATGGGGTTAAATCGCCGGACAGTGCAGATTTGTGTCGGCCGCTATCAATGATTTCAAACATAGTACAACCACCTTTCACTTATTGTATAGGGAAATGGGACTATAAACAGGTAACGTTTATTACCCGTTATTTATTATCTCCATAAGGTAACTGGGATTCTGCTACCATCAAGTTATCTTTTTCGGGCTTTTTTTTTGCGTTTTCTGAAATCAATTTAAAATTTATAAAATCATAAACAGAAGATTGGCCTTCTGGACTTAAAGATCTGATTTTTTTTATAAGGCTTATTTCGGAATCAGATAATGAAAACTGATTAAACCCGAGGGAATTCATACAAGAAGGGTGCTCTTCTAGGAAGAAACTAGTAGGGACGCCAAAATAATCTGCTAATTTTTGAATCATTCCCATCCTTGGGAGCATTTTTTTTAACAACCATTTGCCTACTGCAGATTCGCTGACCCCAACTATTTTTGATAATTCCACTTGATTTATATCTTGCTTTTGCATTAATTCACTCAATCTTTTGCTAAATAAATCTCTCATAGCTATAGATTTTTGAGAGTCTATCTTCAAATTAAACACCCTCCTTTCGTTTCTGTATATAATCATGATAGACTAAAAGTCTAATTAAGTCAATAAAAAAACGCAATAACAAGAGTTAAACTCTTGACACTAGATATAAACTCTAGTAGAATGTGAGTAAGAAAGGAGGCGTTAATATGGAAAAGAAAATTAGAATTTCATTGAAAGCGGCAAGGGTTAATGCTGGATATACACAGCCATGCGCCGCGAAATTAATTGGAATCGGCAAAGATACGTTGATAAAATGGGAAAAAAATCCAGGGCTTGTAAACGCTATATTTCAAGATAAAATTTCCAAGGTATATAATCTTCCTGTAGATTTTATAAATTTTATGCCTCAAAACTAGAGTTAAACTCTATTTAGGAGCTCGAAGTGGGGGATGAAAACATGGAAGGAATTATTTTGAAGTAATTAAAGAGGTGAGGGCATGGACATGGTGAATGAAAAAGAGCCTCGCATGAACGAGGCTCAAAAAGAACTTCTGAGGCAATATCAAGAGTACTGTAAGGGAACGCTTAGCCAGGAAGAGAAGAAAAGATTTGAAAAAATATACCGACTGCTATACATACAAGGATTTCAGAAAGAAAATAGTTGCCTTTTATACATCTTATGGTGTTGTCTTTTTGCACTGCTCATAGATGCCGGATATAAAGCCGTAATTGGTGGAGATTGGATAACACCATTAGCAGGTTTAAGCGGAATGATCTTTTTTGGATTCATATTATTTTTTATTGCCAGTATTACTCCTGATTAAGTATTTGTTGGCAATGATCTTGATTAAAGGGGGTAATGCAAAGAACAAAATAAAGCTTGAAATAGCAAATTTGCCAATATATTCATCAATAAATTTTATGCGTTGGGAAAGGGTATGATGAATAGATTGTGATTCAAATTCCAATTGATTTAAGTCAGTGGAAGAGATTCCTTTTTTTACCAAAGCCCCTTGAATCAATATGTCATAAGCAAGCATTTGTATACGTAGAGAATCATCAAAAAATTCGATGTAATTTAACGTGTAGGGTTCAAGAAGATGAAATTGGGAGCAAGAGTTTTCAATGGGTAACTGACCGTGTTTCATATTTTTAATTATTTCATTATTTAGCTGAAGCCACCAAAGGTAATTTTGATATATTTGTTTATCCTTATTCACGGTTTTACGCCAATTTTTATAAAAATATACCACTATGCTGAAAATGGCTGAACCAATTCCAGTAAAAACAATTTCAAGCATTGTATTCGTTTCCTCAAGCATTGTATTCGCCTCCTGCTGATATGAGTATAACACGGAGGGAAAGAAAACGGAAAGGAGATAAATATGAAGCCAGATAAGGAAAAAGAGCCGTGTGGGAACACAGCTCTGGCTGGTAAAAAATATGTTGATTGTCTTCAATGTCATTGTAAGGTTCCGGATAGTAATTTTTGCATTAAATGTGGCACAAAGCTACATCAATATTGCAAATGCAGCATCCTTTATAAGCCATATGATTGCGGACATAGCAAATGTCCAGGATACGCTTTATTTGTTGAACTGGCAAAAAAATCACTAAAGTTGCAAGAGCCGTACAGGGGCATGGCTCGACAGATAAAGGATGCATTGGCCAGGAAGCATTATCACAGTGATGATGAAAGGCTAAAAGATGCACAAGCATATATTTGGATTTCCATAGGAGTCATTGTTATTAGCCTAATAATTTTATAGGTAGATGGCATGAAGAAAGCAGACTATGAAAAATTGTTGGTGGACCATATCCTTGATGTCGGACTTGAAAAATATTGGGAGAAGTACGGAGAAGGGCACAAGAGCCAGAATCTCTATTACCGGTTCGATTTAAAAAATGGAGAAATACGCTATTTTACGAATATGAGTAGGGAAGGATTACAACGATTAGGAATAAAAAAATAACGAGAGATGGAAAGGAGATAGATGATGATGGCAGCGAAAACATATGAAGCGATTCCGGCCTGGGTAAACAGTAATTATGAGAGTGCCAGGATTCAGAGGCGCCGGCAGGAATTACTGGATGCACAGATTGAAAGAGCGTATGCAGAGGATTACGGTGATCCGATGACGATAGGAGAAATCATAAAGGCAGGGCTGGGGGCAGCCGCTTTTCTCGGATCATTCGGTTTTGTATACATCATGATTTCATAGAGATTGGTAAGTAAGTGGTAAGTAAATGGTAAGTTCGGATACGTCAAAAAGGAGGCATGGAAATGTATACATCTACATTGGCAGAAAAAATAGTTGAATTTTATCGTAATCCAGAGAATATGAGAAAATTCAAGGAATGGCAAAAGAAATATCATGAAGAACAGGAAAAAGCGGCAAATACGCAACTGAATGCGGTTGCTGGTGAATAGGAATATAAAAAGGCTCTGTATAAGACATGATATACAGAGCCAAAGTTCTGCCGGGTGGCTATGATTCCGGCAGTCCCTATTAAATTGTACATTCATTATAGCACGATACGAAATTAAATTACAAGATGTAAAAATAACAGCTGTGAACAGATTTAAAAGAAAGGAAATAATCATGAACCTGTGTTTCATCAGTGGCAATCTGGGAGATGATCCCCGGAACAGCATGACTACAAACGGTCAGTCTGTGACCCGCTTTTCCCTGGCTTCAAAGAAAAAATATATAGATAGCAACGGGGAAACGAAAGAAATCACGAACTGGCACAGAATTATAGCTTGGAATAGTTTGGCTGATGATGCCACTCTGCTCTCTAAAGGTGACTATGTAGAAGTAAAAGGAGCAGAAAGTACGCATTCTTATGAAAAGGATGGCGAAAAAAAGTATATTACGGAAATTGTGGCCGCAAGTATCACGGTGCCATTGGGCTATTTCCGAAACAAACAAGAAAGATAAGAAGGGAGACCATTATGAAAATCACACAATATCCAGATAAATGTATTGAATACGTAGGGAAGCCGGAAGAACTTGTCCAGTATTTCCTGGCTATAAAGACACTGGATACATTTGAAAATGAACAATCTATTATGGCCAAAGTTGAGAAGCTGGTGAGCCAATACGACAAGGAACACGACAAGAATTGATTTTGATGCGGAATTTTATTTTGTGACTTTTTAGAAAGGCAGTACTAAACCATGATTACATTATATGTTTCCCATCCATATGGTGGGAAAGAGGAAAATGCCATAGAGGCCAGCATGATAGCAGCGGATCTGCAACAAAAATTCCCCAATATTGCTGTCATATCTCCTATCCATGCCATACGGAGCGACTACGCGGGTACTCCGTATGATTTGGGACTGTCGTATACGCTGGAACTACTCAGACGGTCAGATATTATCTATTTTTCTGGCGATTGGAAATACAGTTTGGGCTGTACGGTGGAACAGCTACAGAGTAAATACATGGGCATCTATCAAACATTCAGCGTAGAGGACATTCAGCAGGCGTTAAACGAACGCGTATTTAGAGAAGATGTCAAACGGAACCGGCTGTTTAATTGCCATAGTGTGGATATCAATTACACCAGGGACTTGATTGAAAAAGCAAAGGGATTGTTGAAAACGTAAGACAGATAAAAGGGGCTGATTTATATGGACGTAAAGAACGTCATTGAAATATGGGAAACAGAATATTCTAACAGCAACGATAAATATATCAAGTTGATTGGAAAGATTGCTATTGCTTACATTAAAAAACATCCGGAAGAAGCGGACAAGATTACAACGGGATTGACATTGAATGGCTGTATGGATTTTATGCGGGACCGGGCCAAAAGCAATCAGAAAAATGGAGTTGGGGTGGCCACGCTGGATGATCTGTATGATTACTTTCATTTTGGAGGCAAAGCGTCGACTATTTTAAGCGATGAAGATATGGGCGACCTCGGGACACACTCAAAGCCGGTGCCGGCACCAGAACCGGCAGCACCTAAGCCGATGGCCAAACGGGTAAACCTGAGCATGGATGATTTATTCTAGGAGGTGCGCCAATGAAACAGGATATTGTACCGGCTGAAGCACTGAAAAAAGAATTCTATTCATTTGATGTCTCGAATAAAGAAAAAGAATGGATACTCAATCATACGATGATGCAACAGTATATCGTAGTCACCCATGGAACGCAGGGCAAAGACGAATTCTTCCGGGATCATCCGGAACTGAGCAAAACAAAGAACAAAACCAGAATTACCAAAAAGACACGCTTCGGTTATTGCACATGGTGCCATCAGTCTTTTATCTTACCTGATACATGGACTATAAAAAAGGCCAGCAGATTTTATGACCAATTTGAAACATATGAATGTCCGCACTGTCATCGAAAACATCAGCTTATATCCGGCTATCGCGGACTGGGAAATAGATCAATAAAACGGCAGGTCACATTTTTTTCACGGAGCCGGAAGAGTAAAAATGTGATATTGGCCAAAGTGGTGGCAGCTGTCCTGCCAATAGAAAACGGCTATAGGGACTGTAAACTTCAGACGTATATAGTGGGCATGATGCGGTTGGAAATTGGAAAGCCTACGACCTACTACGTCAGGAACGCGTATTATTACGATGGAAATTTCTGTCATTCGTTTTATGGGGGTGAAGCAGGCGGAGAGGATGATATTGGCAGACCATGGATACGGAGAAAAACGATAGGATATGGCCTGGCCAGAGAATGGGAGAACTTTGGATTTGCTGAATATGCCGACTATGATGCCTTGAATCAGATCATCAAGACATCCGCATGGAAATATTGTGGGAAAGATGAATATTACACATCGGAAAATCAGCCAAGGTATGCATGTGAAATAGAAAAATATCTGGATTTGTATTCCCGGTTCCCACAGATTGAATATCTCATCAAGAGCGGCCTGGCAAACATCGTCAAAGCGAAGCTGAACGGTGATACGACGAAGCCGGCGGTTTTCTGGCGGAAATACAAAAATCCCAAAGATATGCTGCGGGTCAAGCTATCAAAAGAGGAACGGAAATGGATCTTTGAATTACATCAGACCGGGAAAGACGTATCTGTGAATGCACTTAATATCTTAACCATACAGCAACAGCTTAAACGGCGGTGTACGCTCTCTGATGCTATTGCTGTAGAAAGTTGTTACTGGCTCTTGCATGGGAATATATTAAACGATTTACGCTTTATGGATTTACATAGTCTGGTGGCATACTGCAGCAGGCAACTGGCTAAAGCGAGGGGAAAAGATGGAGATAACCCATGGAAAAACGTAAATGTTGGCACTATCTGCTGGGACTACATCGATTATTACGAGGAAATAAAACGGCTCGGTTATGATTTGAACGACCGGACATATATCCGGCCCCGTGATTTATATGAGGCTCATCGGCATACATCGGAACTGCTGAGAATCAGGCATGAAGCGAAAATGAAGGTAATGAGACAGAAAGAATTGGAATTACAAAAAGCCGGATTGGCCAAACAGGTAAAGAACCTGCAGTCTTATGTATTTACAGATGGCACGTACCTTATACGGCCATTGCGGACAGTAGACGAATTCATTCGTGAAGGCAGCGTAAATCATAACTGCGTTGGCACATATATCACAAGATGTGCCCAAGGACATACAGCCATCATGGCCATACGCAAGATTGATGATCCGGACACCGTTTTTTATACCATGGAAATCCAAGACAATAAAATCATGCAGTGCCGGACAAAGAATAATGTGCCTGTTGCTCAGGGTACGGCCATTGATGATTTTGTAAAGCTCTACGAAAAAATGATATTAAAGCCGAAACAGCAATTACGAAGGGAAGGTGCGTAGTATGACAGACATCATAAACGTCGAAAGCCAGGCGGTAGGTATACGAACAGCGGAAACGATTGCCACAGAAATAAATACAATCAAGAGACAGACGCAGAAAATCATGCTGGCGTCATCCATCGAAATCGGGAAACGTCTGACCGAAGCGAAAGAACTGGTGGATCATGGGCAATGGAGCCAGTGGTTACAGAAAAATGTAAATTATTCCGAGCGAACAGCTCAGAACCTGATGCGGGTCTATGACCAGTACGGGGAAAAGTTTGGCATGACCGAAATGGACAGTCTCTTTGCTTCCGGCGCTCCGAATGTATTTGAAGAATTGTCATATACGCAAGCGCTGGCGCTTTTATCATTGCCAACCGAAGAAGAACGGGAGCAGTTCGTGGAAGAAAATGACGTGGCCAACATGAGCACACGGGAAATGCAGGATGCTATCAAAGCGAAAGTGGATGCGGAAGCACGGGCTAATGACGCGGAAGCCCGAGCCAGTGATGCGGAACGCATGGTTGTACAGGAACAGCAACGAGCCGATTTGGCGGAAAAGAATCTGGAGAACGTGAAGGCACAGCTCAGAAATGCAGATGAGCAGAAAACGGATATCCTGGAACAGGCACGAAAAGAGAGAGAGGCACTGGCTGCCAGAGTAAAAGAACTGGAAGCCCGTCCGATGGTCTCTGAAGACAAGACGGAAGAAATAGACAAACTGAAGCAGAAAATCAAGGAGCTGGAAGACAACGGCCCCGATCAGGACAAGCTTGTCTTCCAGGGACATCTGGTAGTCCTTGAAAATGAGTTCAATGCCATGCTGAATGACATTGAAAATATCGATGATGGCGACAAAAGGCAGAAATTTGTGGACGCGGCCAGGAAGATGCTGAACCGTCTGCAGCAATATGTTTAGAGGTGAAGCAATGAGAGCGCCTAAGGCTTTCGATGAACTGAATGGCCGGAACTGGTGCGCACTGGCGGTCGCGATATGGTCGCCAGTGCCATTGACTGTCGAGGACAGCTTTGCAATGTACGAGACTGGGCGGAAACAGCGGGCTGGGGATGTAGATGGCTTGCCATATAATCGGCACAAAGAAGCGTACTTGATGCAAAAGGCAGGTTTGCGAGGTGCTGAGCTTGATTGCTGTGTATGTTTAAACCATGCGTCACATTACGCATGGAAGTACATTCATGGAAAGGGATAGAACAATGAAAGAGATTAATTATCGGTGCAAGCTGAAACAGGATGTACAAAAATTTAAATGCTTTATCATCTGTATGGCTATGCTGGGGATAGTAATGATTGTCGCCCTGGCCATGGTTGAAAATATGTAAGAGGTGAAAATCATGGCAGAAAAGGTAAGAAAGATTGAGTTGAATGAGGACCTACAGCATATGTTGATCAGCGCTGTCAGGTATGCTATGGGCCGGCGGACATACATAGTCAACTGGACAGTATCGTATATCATGCCACTCATTTCAGATATGGATACAAAGGTTTTGCATATCATGAAACGGGATTATGAGGACGCTGCCAGTCTTGGGGATGCTTGTGATATACAGGATTGGGGCCGTTTCTATGATGCGGTATTTAAGGAACTGGAAAAGCGAGGAGAAATAAGATAGTCCCTTATATCATATATACATATAATATGCGATTTTTTTAAAGGGGATTGCTCCCCTTTAAGGGCTGGTAGTAGGCGTTAAATTTAGTGCCAATTTCCAATACTGATGAGGTAACGTTATGGGCTTTGTTCGTAATATCAAATATTTCTGCGGAAAAGAATATTTTGAAACAGACCTCTTTGAGCTGGCAGACATGAGAGAACGTGGAAGAAAAATCAGAAAGCCCAAGACTGAGAAATCTTCCGTTGATCAAAAACGTCGGAACAAGAAAAGAGCGGAACGGAAACTCCTGCAGGAAATCATGACGAATTTTACCAGGGCAGATATTTTCCAGACGCTGACATTCGATAAAGAGCATCAGCCGACAAATGCCAAAGAAGCGAACAAAGAATTCCACAACTATATCCGTAGATTAAACCGAAGGAGGAAAAAGATAGGATTGCCTCCGGCAAAATACAAGGGCGTGTTAGAAACGAAAAGTGGCAAGTATCATTTCCATGTTGTCATCAGTGGAGGCATCAGCCGTGATGAAATGGAAGAAATCTGGGGAAAAGGTTTGGCGAATGCCAGGCGCCTAAAGATTAACGATAAAGAGATTATGCAGAAGCTTGTAAAGTACTTGCTGAAAGAATCACGAAATGAAGAAAAATTCAAAAGCCGGATCATTTCATCACGCAATCTGGAAAAACCCAAAGTCACAAAAACAGACTGGCGATTCAGCCACAGAAAATTAGTAGAGCTGGCCGGCCTGACAGATTGTGCGGAAGTGTGGGAAGAATTATATCCCGGCTATGCGTTCATCGAAGCGGAGAGCACTTTTAATGAACTGACTGGTTGGCATATTACAGTGAAGATGAGTAAGAAAGAGGGTGAGACATAACATGTTAAAGATTACGATTCCGGCAACTTTGCCAGGGCTGAATGAATACGTAAAGGCAAATAGAGCCAATGCGTATAAAGGAAGCCGGGTAAGTAGGGACGCACATTATATCTGTCGCCTGGGCGCTTTGCCAATCCGGGGGAAGATGCTGCCGAAATGTATGCCGGTGTTCCGCTGGTACGAGCCGAACAGAAGACGGGACAAAGACAACATCGCCATGGCCAAAAAATTCATCCTTGATTCACTCCAAGAAATGAATGTACTGGAGAATGACGGCTGGGAGCAGATTATGGGATTCATTGATGAATTCTACATAGACAAGATGAATCCGCGGGTAGAAGTCCTGATCTATGAGCCGACGGATGCGGATGAATTCTTCAAAGAGCTCCGGCGCTGGACAATGCTGTTATGGAAACATGTATAGGAGGCATGACTATGAGTATTCGGATTACAAATATTAGTAAAAGCGCAAGCAACAAGGGACGGCGCATTGTTATTTGTTACGTGAAAGAAAATAATGGGATTGAGGACAATTACAAACTCAGCAGTTTCGAAATTGCCAGACCGGAGATGGAAGAAGCATGGGCGGCAATTAATGTCGCATATCAAAGGGTGCATCCAGATTATAGAGAAGATGAAACGTGGGTGGATTTTTCGTTCAGCTCGGTCAGCATCAAATATGTGAAAAACATAAACGGGGATATCGTTATTAAGGAATTCCGTCTCAGTGGTGTCATGGCTTGGGACTATATGGGATTCAGTACTATCACTACTGACAAAATTAGTCCACAGCAGAATGAAGAGCTGACGGCTGCCGTTTGCAAATTAATCAATGAAGCTGAACTGTACGTTCATGGCAAGCTGGCGCAAATGCAACTATTTGATGACAAGACGATACAAAATGCGACAACAGTATCTGAGGAGGTTTAATCATGCAAAAATACCAACAAAAATATCAATATGTTACCACTTCCAGTTGCCAGAAAGCGGAAGAAATCAAACAGGAAATTCGTAAGATGAAAGGCAGGCTGGATGACCATGATGAAGAGCTGACTAAAATAGAAGACAACATAGCAGATATATACGAAAAGTGGAAGATGGAATCAGATCGCAATATCGTCCAGAACAATCATTTGTATACCCTTTGCAAGCGGCTGAAATGGACGATGGCCGCCGTGGCAGGAGCGTATATCTGGTCTGTGCTATGGTTCATTTCCAGATAAGGAGTGATGAAGAAATGAGATGGGTAGATGTCAGAGAGTGTCTTCCGGATACGGCAGACAGAGTACTGGTAGCTATGTATGTACGTGCCGTGAAGCCAGTAATAGCTGTTGGCCAATATCACGGAACATATTGGATTGTTGATGAATATTCCAGGCCTGTCAGGCTGAACGAAGTGCAATATTGAGACCCCATTCCCGCGATTCCGCACGAAAGAAAAGCTGAAAGAGAGGAAAAACACTATGATTAGTGCCAGCATAAGAGCTTGTGAACATGAACAACGATTGTGGATCTATGAAGAGGCAGGAGCACAGTTTTCAGAAACTCTTCTTTTTATGGCGCTTCATGATGAATTTGGCTTTGGCCAAAAGCGCATGGAGCGTATTGTAAAATACTGGAATGAATTGCCAGAAAAGGACATTGATTTACGGGAATGGATACAATGTATAGCGGGGTATGGATATGACAATAAAGAAATGGACAGGAAGTATGCTGTAAAAGTACTGCCATTGGCATCGGCCGGGCTGATGAGGAAGAATAAGGTAAACGGGAGAGAATACAAAAACAGGATTCATAACGTACTCTTGGGAGCAGTAGTGATTACATATCATATCCTCGTTCAACATTTCCGGTTTGATGCGGAACAACTGCAGAGATTATCCAGGCGTTTATATGGATATGCTTATTCATTGCGGGATGAAGCATTGGGAATCACTATCTACGATTTTATGGCAGTCATGAAGAAGGAATGCGGCATTGGATATGATATTTTGACAGAATACGAAAAGAAGAATGGGAAAATCAAGGTCGGACCGAAGTGGGGAATCAATACATTGACAGGGAAAGCCAGGAAAAGAGATGAATGATTATGGTGTATCATTGCACGGTTTGTGGAAAAGAATTTCAGAATAAAAGTGGCATGATACATATCGTATGCCATGATTGTACAGAACGGATAGGGAAACAATGGGCAGATACTATAAGAGGGAAACATATCAGGATGAGCCGATGCATTGTTTATGGGAATACAATACAGAACAAACAATACAAAATAACATGTAGTGTTAAATGTGCTCATATTATGGAATTTGTCCGGAACAGATATCGGGCAAGTCATTTAAGAAATAATAAAATTAAAAAGCAGAAAATAATGGAATGCAGTGAACGAAGAAGGAATAAACAAGACAGTCTGAATACATTTATAGCAAACATACCAGAGGGATTGTCATATGGGAAAGCAAAGGCAATGAAATATTTTGGACTAAGAGTGGTTGGATATGAATATGATAAGCACCATGATGTAATTATTAAACTGTAAAGAAACGAGGGATAAAATGCCAAATGTGATAGATGACGTGACGGCCAAGAAGGCCATGAATACGCTTATTGCACTTTGCCGGGAACAATGGAGAAAAGAAGGATGCTCAACCTGTGCGGTTAAAGACCGATGCATAGTAGGGAGCAAAGATGAGAGTGACTTCTCTTTTCTTGAACCATTTGATATTCCGGAAGACACCAGCGAACTAATTCAGAATCACCGGCGGGCTGTGCAGATGGCCAGGGCTATCATGAACCGAAATGACTAGAGAAAAACGATGAAGACAGGGAAGCAAGGAAGAGAGATGAGAACACATGAACAAAGAACAATTAGTTGCCAAGAAGTATCTACAGCAGCTGGGGAATATAGGAGGTGAGATAGCGGCGCGTAGATCTGTCATTGAAAAGGAATGGAAACGAGTTGTGGGAGGAACGGGGAGTAATCATCTGACTGCACAAATTTCCCTGGCTCCGGCTCATGGTACGAGGCAGTATGGCTGGAATGCGGAGAACATCGACCATTACCTGCAATTGCGTGATGAACAGCAGAAGAAGATACAGGCACTGACGAAAGAACGTGATGCACTCATACAGATGATTGACAATATCATCGAAGTGCGGATGCGGACGGTATTGATTGAGCGGTATGTGAATCGGAGAAGCTGGAATGAAATAGCCAGGCTCATGAAATACTCCGAGGTATATACTAGGAAAAAACTACATGGAATTGCTCTGGAAAATTTCTACAAGATTCTGGTAAATTCAGATTTGTACAAAAGAAAGAAAAAAAGATGAAAGTGTACCGAAAAAGTACCGGAAAGTACCGGAAAGTACCGCTTTCAATGTGATATAATGTAAGGTGTAAATAAGGGCGAAGGAAGCAGGAAGTTGGCTTCCTTCTTTTTTTATACCTGTGCTGGTGCGGGGAGGGAGTGGAATGATTGTCGATTGCAACAACTACCGATGTGCTCACAACAGGCATGGCATATGCATCGCCGACCATATCACGCTCAAAGGCGAGCGTTGCTTGTCCTTCCTGCACAAGATGAAGATGGAAGACCACAGGAGTGATCTGAACCACGGGCCTGTGCGCCAAGGCTCAAGGAAGAGAGTATTTAGATGACTAAAACGCATGAGAAAATGGAAATTTAGCGGGTCCTTCTGGTTAACAATAAAGCCTTGCGCGACCGCGGCGCCCAAAAAACGCTTAGATTTTTAACTTTTTTAGCGCTTATTTATAACGAAATAAAGTAAAATCCTTAGAATTTGGGGTAATCAAATAAGTTTTAAATTAGCTTTAATAATTTAATAAAACTAAAGTTTACAAAAAAGTATAAGTAAAAAGGGGTATGGATGTGAAAATCTCTAAGGACTTGAAGCATTTGACAACTACACAAACCGAGCTTGCCAGAGCCCTGGGATTGACACAACCCCGGATACATCAGCTTATACAAGAAGGCATTGTGGAACGTGACGACCATGGAGCCGTTCTGGTGATAGCCAGCTTGCAAAACTACTACCGTACACAAGGTAGTGGCAGTGATGGTGGCAGTGAGCTGGATTACATGGAAGAAAAGGCCAAGCATGAGAAAATAAAACGCGAAATCGCTGAACATAAGTTGGCCATCATGGAAGGCAATGCCTATAGTGCCAGGACTGTCGAACTGGTCATGACAGAAATGTTATCAAACCTGCGCACGCAGCTGTTGGGACTGCCGACAAAGCTGGCTCCGCAGCTGGAAGGCAAGACTAAAGAGCAAATTTATGTACGACTGACCAGGGAAATAGAAGAAAAGCTGTCAGAGCTGAGCGAGTACAGCCCGGACCTGTTTACAGATGAAGAGGTGGTAGACGATGACGACGCATAGATTGAAATCGGCGTCGGCACTGTGGAACTATATTTCCGTCCACGGGTTGAAGCCTTTGCCGAAAACGTCGGTCAGCGAATGGGCTGATACATACCGCTATCTATCGCAGGGAGTATCGGCGGAGCCAGGCAAATGGCGGACCGATCGGGCTGAATATCAGCGGGAAATCATGAACGCCTTCACACAGCCGGGAATACATCGGGTTGTGGTGAAATCAGCGGCGCAAATTGGCAAAAGCGATATCATGAACAACGTCATAGGCCGGTTTGCTCACTTGGATCCGGCAACAATCATGATGATACAGCCGACTATCGACATGGCGCAGGACTACAGCAAGAGCCGTATTGCGCCAATGATTAGAGATACTCCTGTATTGAGCCAGATTTTTTATAATGTGAAAAGCAAATCCGATGCACAGGCGGCGAAAACCAGGGACGGCAACAACACCATACTCAGTAAAATATTTCCTGGCGGCCGCCTAATCATGTGCGGAGCCAACAGCCCGGCCGGACTGGCAAGCCGGCCAATCAGGATATTGCTGGCCGATGAAGTGGATCGGTTCCCGGACAGTGCCGGCAGTGAAGGTGATCCGGTAGATTTGGCATCCAAACGTATGACGACATACTGGAATCATGTCATGGGATTGTTCTCGACGCCGACAAATGAAGGGGCCAGCCGGATCGATTTGGAATACAACGCGGGCACACAGGAAGAATGGCAGCATGCCTGTCCGAATTGTGGAGAGTATCATCTTATCCGGTATATTGATATCGTCACGGAGTCAGAAGAGTATAAAAGCGAGGACGGAAAGAAGCATGTCGTCGTAAAATCCGTGAAGTGGCGCTGTCCTGACTGCGGCTTTGAGTTTACAGAGCGGCAGATGAAAGACGCCAATCAAAAGTACATAGCGAAGAACCCGACTGCGGTGCAAAATGGCATTCGCAGTTTTTTTGTGAACGCTTTTACATCACCCTGGTTGAGTTGGAAAGACATCATGCGGGAGTGGTTGGAAGCTAAAGGCGATCCGGCTAGGGAAAAGGTTGTCGTCAATACACGGTTCGGGGAAAGCTATCGTGAACCGGGAGCCTTCGAGGATCATGAAATATTCCTCAGACGGCGGGAAGCCTACGGCGCGGAGCTTCCGGACGGCGTGCTGATGCTGACGGCGGCTGTCGATACGCAGGATAACCGCCTGGAATACGAAGTCTGTGGATGGGGCGAAAATGAGGAGTCCTGGGGCATCAAGAAAGGCGTTATCCTGGGCAAGCCTGACCAGGAAGCGACATGGAATGAACTGGATTCCATCCTGGACCATACGTATACATTCGCTGATGGAACGGGTTTGAAGATTCTCCGGGCGTTTATTGATTCCGGCGGCCATTACACGGGCAGTGTATACCGCTACTGTGAAAAGAATTTCACCAGACAGCGCTTTGCTATCAAAGGCTATGCCAACAGCCCGGGCATACCGCTCAATTACAAGATAGGCAAGGCCAGCAACAGCCCAATCCCACTCGTTATCCTGGGTGTCGATGACGGAAAACAGCAGATCATGAACCGCCTGGCCATCACACAGCCTGGGGCGCAGTACATGCATTTCCCTCTTAATGAAGAAGAAAAGGAGCTGGGAAACCGGGGTTATGATGAACTCTATTTCAAGGGCATCATCTCAGAACACAAGAAACGGATAAAACGAAACGGCGTTATCCGGGAAATCTGGGAGACAACAGCCGGCGTACGCAATGAACCTTTGGATTTGCGGGTGTATAACCTGGGATGCATGTACAGCTGTAATCCGAATTGGAAACAGCTGAAAGAAATCCTGCTGGCCGCTAAGACCGGACGGCCTGTAAAGCCGGTGGCGACAACGCAGAAACGGCCATCACGGATGCGTAAAGTCAGCCGGGCAACGAATATCTGGTAGGTGATAAGACAATGAGCAATTCAATACAAAACGAACGCCTGAAGCGGTATCTGGAAGCGGAAAAAGCTGTACTGATGGGTCAGTCTTACACGATTGGCACACGGACACTGACGCGGGCAGATTTATCGACAATCCGTGCGGCGATTGATGACCTGATTGCCGGCGGCGCAACGCTGGATGATGCGGATATCACGCAAAAAGGCCGGGCAAAACGGGTTGTATTTTTAGGCTAGGAGGTACGCATGAGAAAGAAAAAGAGAACGGCAGCCAAAGCAAAGGCGAGAATGCCGACTAGAGAAATTACAAACAGCGGGTATTCCGAAGGTGGTGCTTCAAATAGAAGCAATATTCTGAAGGCTTATCGGCCTATCAAGTATTCGGCCAAGTCGGATATCAATGCCAATCTATTTACATTACGCAATCGCAGTGCCGACCAGGCGATTAATACGCCTATCGGCTCAGCAGCTATCAATACCAGTGCGCTGCATACGATTGGCATCGGCCTGCATGTATTCCCACGTCCAAAGTTCAAAATGCTGGGTATGGATGCAGAGACGGCACGGGACTGGTCGCGCAGGGTAGCGCAGGAATTTGACCTGTGGGCCTCTTCCACGGCCTGTGATATTTCCCATCGAAACAGCTTCTATGACCTGCAGGATATCAATTATACGGGATATCTGGTCGATGGCGATGCATTCTGTGTGTTCCGGCGCAGGCCTCCAACTAAGGATTATCCGTATTCCCTGCGGTTACAGCTGCTGGAGGGCAACAGGGTAAGTAATCCCATGGGGCGTGATTATTACGGCGTCATGGGACCGTATGCGGTGGAAATGCAGGCGCCGACGCCAGGAAACCGGATTATTTCCGGGGTAGAGATAGATTCTGACGGAGCTGTTGTTGCCTATTGGGTCAGCAATAAGGTGCCAGGCGACCCGGTAGACGTAGGGGAGGTGCCGAACTGGGTACGTATCAAGGCGTTTGGCGACATCTGCGGTATGCCGAATATCGTGCAGACCTGTCACGACACGCGGCCGGAACAGTATAGGGGCGTTCCCTATCTGGCACCGGTCATCGAGACGCTGAAGCAGGTCAGCCGATACACGACAGCAGAGCTGACAGCAGCTATTGTAAAGTCATTCTTTGCTCTGTTTTTCACAGAAAGCAATACAAGCGGCGCCACGTTAAATGACATTCTGGGACCAACAAACAATGACGACCCGATGGCCCCCGTCATCGATGTCGATGAATACAGCCTCGGTCCAGGTACAATGAATGCATTGCCCAGAGGAGTAGACGTAAAAAGCATTGATGCCTCACGAAGCATGTCCACGTTTGATACGTTTACGACTAAGCTGTTGGAAATGGTAGGGTCGGCAATTGGCCAACCGTACGAAGTGCTGATGAAGCATTTCACGTCATCCTATTCCGCCTCGAGAGCGGCCTTATTGCAGGCCTGGGAGGAATACAAACGGCGCCGTACCTGGTTTGCCCGTGATTTCTGTCAGCCTGTTTATGAAATGTGGTTGGCTGAAGCTATTGCCATGGGACGGATTGAAGCCCCGGGATTCTTCACGGATCCGCTGGTCAGGAAGTGTTGGTGCAATGCAAACTGGTATGGTCCGACCATGAGCATCTTGGACCCTCTCAAGGATGTAAACGGCAGTGCTTTACGCACACAATATGGATTAAGCACACGGGAACGGGAAGCTGCGGAAATGACCGGCACAGACTTCGAGGAAAACATCGAACAGCTGGCGTATGAACAGCGGATGCTCGAAAAATACGGCATTGCCGGGAATGAAAAAACAACTGGGGATGACGGGAAAGGAGAAGAACCGACAAATGAAGGAACCAACCAATAAATTTTGGAAATTCGTCAATGAAACGGAAGGCGACACGGCGGAATTACTGATTTACGGAGCCATTGCCAGCTCAAAGCCTTGGTACAGCGACGATGATGACGGCAGTGTCTACCCGGTACAGTTCCGGAACGATTTGAAAGCTTGTGGCGGGAAGAATCTGACCGTACGTATCAATTCCGGCGGTGGTGATGTATTCGCGGCACAGACCATTTATACGCTGTTGAAAGGGTATACAGGCGACGTTACTGTCCACATCGACGGCATGTGCGCCAGTGCGGCGACACTGATTGCCTGTGCTGGCGATAAAATCGTCATGCCACGGAATGCGCTGTACATGATTCACAATCCGCAAACGTTTACGTTTGGCAATCTTGATGCAGACGGCATGCGCCAGACAGCAGATATCCTGGACACGGTAAAGCAGACTATCGTCAACGTGTATGTAAGCAAGTGTGATGGAGAGCTGACTGCAGAAGAAATCGGGCACATGATGGACGATGAAATGTGGATGACAGCAGACGAAGCGAAAGAGTACGGCTTCATTGACGAAATCGACGACTATCTCGTTACGGCAGAAATCAGGAACAACATGTTATTCCTGAACGATATCGCTTATGACGGCCATGGCGATATCCAAAAGATTTGTAAAATGATTGGAGAGAAAAAGCACATGAAGAATAACGATCTTGTAGCAAAAATTGCGAATGTGCTGGGCATCAGCCCGGCAGAACCGGCGGTACATGAAAACCAGGCAGAAAAACAGCGCATTGCCGACCTGGAAGCACTGAAAACGGATAATGTATATGGCAATGCAGTCATTGATCAGGCAATTAAGGAAGGCCGGACAGCAGCTGATGTGAAGCCGTACATTGATGCGGTAAACGCAGTAGAAGCGCCGAAAGACGAAGCCAGCGAAGCCCTGGCCAGCATCCGGGCACTGATTGAAGACCAGATGCAGTCCGGGAGCCAGAATGTCAAACCGGCTCCGAAAGCTGGCATGGCAACAGATAATGCTGCACAGAAATTGCAGGATATCAATGATGTCGTTGAGGCTGCTAATAAGATGAGAGGTGTTAAATAATGGCTATCAAAGAGACAACAACAATTACGCACGAACAGATGTATGGTGGTCCGGAAAAGGAAATCCTGATGGCAAATGTAACCATCACGGCAGGAAAAGCACTGGAAAAAGGCACACTCATGACCGTTACTGGCACAACGGCAGTTGCAACTACTTCCGATGGTACGGCGAATGCTATCCTGGCGTATGATGTCGATGCAACAGCAACGGCGGCAACAGTGTACGTATCCGGCCGATTCAATCGCGACCAGCTTCATGCTGCCGATGGCGATACTGTAGCCGCGCATGAAGACCAGCTTCGCGATTATGGTATTTATCTGACTAAAAATTTATAAGTAGAGGGAGGAATACACAATGGCTATTGATTACAAAGATACAGTTTCTTTATTACAGGCTATGGAGCGCATTACACCGCCGGCATCGTTCCTGCTTGATACGTTTTTCCCGGTCATTCCGCAGGTGGCTGTGCAGACACGGATTGCCGTAGAATACCGCAAACGCGGCCGTCGTCTGGCTCCGTTTGTAACTCGTGGAGGTAAGGGCCTCAATCTTGATCGGGAAGATTCCAAGCTGGACATCTACACTCCGCCGATGATTGGCCCGCGTCGTATTCTCGACCCGGATATCGTCAATGAACGTGGTTTCGGAGAAAACATTTACAGTACCGTTACACCTGCACAGCGCGCAGCCGCACAGCAGGCAGAGGACCTGGTAGAACTGCAGAATAGCATTATCAACCGCAAGAGCAAAATGGCGGCAGATTTGTTGCAAACAGGCAAATGCGATATTTATGGCTACGCAGACGATGGCAAGACCGATCTCCTGGATACGGTAGATTATGGCTTTGATCATACGGTGACGCCGACAACGAAATGGGACCAGGCAGGAGCTACAATTTACAGCGATATCAAAAATGCATCGGAAATGGTGCAGGAAGATGCAGGATTGGTGCCGACCGTGATGGTTTGTGGTAAGAATATTGCCGATTACCTGCTCAATAACGACCAGATTATGAAATGGCTCTCCATCCCGCTGGCTTCCAATTTATCTCTCATGAACATCCAGCCGACAATTGTTAGTCCGCAGGTTATGCGTATTGGTGTGATTCAGTCGCTGAATCTGGAAGTCTACACCTATGCAGAAACCTATGTAGATGATGACGGCAAGGTCCAGAGCTTCCTTGATTCTGATACAGCTGTCCTGGCAGTACCTGGAAAAGGCCGTCAGCTCCACGGTGCAGTTACTCTGGTCAATGATGCGGGTAATGGCTACGATACCTATGCAGCTAAGTATGTACCGTACTACATGGGCTCCAAAGAATCCCAGCAGGTAGCACTGGCTATGTACAGCCGTTGCGTACTGGCTCCGGAATGTGTGGACGACTGGGCTGTTATCAAAGCCAAATAGGAGGTAGTACTATGGACATTATGGTAATGCATGGAGCTCTCAGTGCAGGCAATAAACTGTACCGCACAGGCTCTATCGTCAGTGTTGATGATGCCCTGGGTGAAGAGCTGATTATGCGCAGTCCGGATCAATTCTGCCAGGCTGTAGGCAAGGTGGAACCAGCTCAGGAAACACAGCCGGAAGCAGAGCCGGCCAAAGACACTAAAGCCAAAGACGAACCGAAAGCAGAAAAAGAAGTAGGCCTTCCTTCCGCTGATCCGTCCGCAGCTGTCCGAAAATGAGCGAATTTAAAGACATGGTATCGGCAGACCTCGACATTTTTGTAAATGGCGATGAGTTTGCCGAAGACCATGATTTAAATGGGACGCTGTGCAAGGCAGTTGTTGACACGATGGACAGCCAGGAGAATTTTTATACTGGCCAGACGTATGAACCCTACGGCGGTATTTCCGGACGGTTGATAAAAGTGTATGTCAAAGCGTCGGATTTGCCGGAGATTCCAGCGGAAGGCATGGTATTCAGGGTAGACGACGAACCATTGATTGTCAATAAAGCATCAGAAGAAATGGGCATGGTTGTCATCTTGTTGCATGGATCTGAGGGATAAAAATGATATCAATCGAAGTACGTAACCAAGACGTAGAAAAATTGGAGAAAACACTGGCCGGTTTTGCCGGAGATAAGATTGCCGCGTGCATTGACCGGGCTACATATCGTGGTGCATTGCATGCCAGAAAGGTAGCAATCAAGCAAATACGCAGTATTTACACCATTAAATCCGGGGAACTTCGAAGTGCGGCACCGATTAAACGAAGCGGTTTAGTATCTACTATTGACATCAAAGGCCCGTTTTTGCCAGTAGAACATTATCGGGCAGTCAGCAGGGCCAAGGGCATATTCGTGACCATCAAAAAAGGGAGTGGCGCACTGGTTCCCATGTCATTCTCTAAAGGTGGTAATGGGGGCGTCTTCCGTAAAAGAATCGGGCCTGAACGATATCCGATTGAAGGATTACATGGACCGGCTGTTCCTCAGCTATATGGCAATAAAGCAGTAGTGGAAATTATGGAACAGGAAGGAATGCGTGTCTATGAAGAACGAATGATGCATGAGCTTGAACGATTGGTTGGTGGTGCATAATGTCGCAAATCCTCACGCCATGGCAATGTGCATCGGAAATTGCAGATTGGCTAAAAGAACAAATAAAATCTTCATCGGAGTATTCCAACCTGCTTGATGTAACGACAGGAAATATCAAGATATATCCTGGTTTCCTGCCCTATGTGTCAGATAAAAAAACGAAAAAGACATTATGCCCGGCTGTTGTTATCAGGCCGACGACTATATCCGATTTGGAAACAGAATCTACGGCTTCCATGGCAGTATTGGTCACGACATATGATGACGACATGATTAATGGCTGTCAGAGCCTCTATAAACTCATGGAAGCGGTAAGAGAGCTGCTACTGGTCAACAATCCCATCAATATGCGATGGGAAATCAAGAACGGGACGATGGAATCTACCATCCCGGATGAACAACCATACCCTATTTGGTGGGGCCGTATTGATTTTGATGTCAATGTACAACAGCCACGGGAAGTCAGTGAATTTATATTAGGAGGTCCGAAGCGTTTTGGAAACGACTAAAGAAGAAATGACGCAGAATGCGGTGACAGAAGAAACGACAGCTGTCACAACTGCATATAAAGGGCCAGTGATATATGTAGGCCCGAGTTTCCGGAATTCCAGGCTGAATCATTGCATGATTTTTTCTGAGATTCCTACACCGGAAGGAGAAGACGATGTATTGAAGCATCTTTTTGTCAAGCCGGCAGGATTGAATGACGCATTGAAGGCTGTAAAGACAAAAGGGACGGCACTCAATACGTTTTATCAAAAAGCAATCAAGAACAATAAAGGGGGTAATTAACAATGGCATTTTTCCATGGCATCAAGACATCGGAAATTGATACCGCAGTCGTAGCTACAGCCCAGACAACGGCTGGGCTTCCTGTTGTATTCGGAACTGCACCGGTGCATCTGGCAGCAGACCCGAAAATCAATGAGCCAGTCATTTGCTATTCCTGGTCTGAAGCAAAGAAGTACTTAGGCTATCACGAAGACTGGGACAAATATACACTGTGTGAGCCGATGTATGCAGAGTTTAAACTTTTTGCGGTAGCTCCAGTCGTATTTATCAATGTATTGGACCCAACTAAACACAAAAAGAGTATATCCAGTACAGCTTTGACGGTTAGCCGAAAAGCGGCAACAATCGAAGATGATGTCATCCTGTCGTCATTAACTGTATCAGCGACATCGGCAGGATCTGCAGCAACAGCAGGCACTGACTATGTAGCTGCATACGATGACGACGGTAACACGGCGATTTCCATCTTGGATGGAGGGGCACTGGCAGATGCAAAGACGATTTACGTTGCCTATGATGCGGTCGATGCATCTCTGGTCAAAGATAGTGATATTATCGGGGGCGTTGGCACCAATGATGCGGTCACAGGCCTGGAACTGATTAACTACATTTACAGCAAATTCTCTCTCGTACCTGGTATTATCGCCGCGCCTGGATGGTCACAGCATCCGGAAGTTGCCGCTGTGATGCGGGCAAAATCCCGCAATATCAACGATGTATTCCGTTGCAGTATCCTGACCGATATCGATACGACGGAAGTCAAATCGTATAGTGGCTGTAATCTTTGGAAAAGTGGCAATGGCTATACTGGTGTCGCTGAATCTGTTTGCTGGCCGATGGGCAAAATGGGAGACCACTGCTACTACATGTCCACCATTGAAATGGGCGTTATTGGCCAGGTGGATGCCTCGAATGATGATATTCCTTATGAATCCCCATCCAACAAATCTGTACCGATTACGGGGCTGTGCCTGAAAGATGGGACAGACGTAACACTGGAACTGACGCAGGCCAACCTGCTCAACAGCCAGGGCATTACAACGGCATTGAATTTTGGCGGTGGCTGGAGACTCTGGGGCAATTATACAGGCGCCTATCCGGGCTCTACAGATCCGAAAGATACATTCCTCGCTGTCCGTCGTATGTTTGACTGGGACGATCAGGTGTTTATCCTGACATATTGGCAGCGTCTCGACAAACCGGGCGTTCCTCGTAATATCCAGATTATTCTGGATTCGGAACAAATTCGATTGAATGGGTTGAAATCTCGAGGCTATATCCTGGACGGGAGTGTTGAATTCCTGGAAGAAGAAAATCCAACGACTGATTTGGAAGCAGGTATCTTCCGGTTCCACAAAAAGCGTACGCCGCCAATCCCGATGCAGGAAATTGATACTATTTCCGAATATGATGTAAATGCGTTTAACGCACTGTTTGAATAGAGGTGAACAGCACATGGAAATCAATAAAATGCCTGAAGTCCTGAATGATTTCAGGATTTATGACGAAAACAGCGACACCTTATACGGTGTCGCAAAACTCGAACTGCCTGACTTTAAGAGCATTACAGCGACCATCAAAGGTGTAGGCGTCGGCGGCGAAATCGAAGCCCCGGTTTTAGGGCAGTTTGAATCTATGGAAACAAAGCTCACGCATAACATCAATGATAAGTGGAATCTGACCATGGTAGGTGGGAAAGCGGTAGCTCTGGAAGCCAGAGCGGCTAACCAGTATTGGGACAGCGCCAATAACAATTATGTCATGGAAAAGGTACGTGTCGTCATTCGTGGCAGAACAAAACAGATGTCCGGCGGTTCTTGGGAACCGGCATCTACAACCGATGCTGAAAACACGATTGAAACGACGTATATCAAATACGAAGTCAATGGCAAAACGCTCCTGGAAGTAGATAAGTATGCATATAAGTTTGTTGTCGGCGGTACGGATATCATGCAGCCGATTCGCGATGCGTTGGGCATTTAAATAGGAGGTATCTCAGAATGAAGAAAGAAGACACAACAGTAGTTGAAGCGGAAGTTGTCAAAGACAATCAGCTGGCACTGCCCAGTGATCAGGTTATTCATCTGTCGAGGGCTTTGCCCGACGGCAAAGATACTCTGTATCTGGATTTTGATAAGATTACAGGTTATACCCTGCTAAAGTGCGAAAAAGAAGCCAAAAAGCAGGATGCAAGTATTGTTGTGCCGGCATTATCCCAGGTTTACCAGTCTCATGTAGCCGCTGTAGCGGCAGGTATTAAATACGATGATATCCTGTCTCTGCCGGCTAAAGATTTCACAGCTATCATGATTAAGACGCAAGGTTTTTTGCTAGGTACGGCCTCGCCGGACGACACGGAATAACAGCAAAACTGTTTATGCTCAATACGGTCAGGATGGCAAAATATACACATACCTCGATAGGCTTTTTCCTGGATTTGCCTGTCGAGGAGTATGCATCCTGGCAATCTATCATCAACGCTGAAATCGAAAGAGAAAATAAAGCGATAGAAAGCGCTGGGAAAGGAGGACGCCGTGGCTAATAGAGTACTTGAAATGGCCATTGCGATAAAGGGACAGCTGGATGGCAGCGTTGGCAGTGCCATGTCGCGGGCTGTTGCTCAGGCCAAACAGATGCAGTCACAGATTAAAACTGCAAACCGGGAACTGCAGAACTTGCAGAAACAGGCGGCTAAACAGCAAAACAGCAAAGGATATGTCGAATATGATACTGAATTGGCTGTTTTACAAGCTCAGGTCAGAAAGAACGAGCTGGCCAAGCAATACGAAGGGACAATGAACCGTATCAATGCAAAGCAAAAGGCATCGGCAAATTTATCCCAGGCTGTAAGCAATCTCAAAGCCGGAGCTGTCGCCGCGGCGGCTATTGCGGCACCTCTGGGCATTGCAGCCAATGAAGCCATTAAGTATGAATCGGCCATGGCTGATGTCAGGAAAACAGTAGATTTTGACACGCCTGAGCAATTCAAGCAAATGGGCGCTGATATCCTGCAGATGACGCAGGAATTACCTATGTCGGCAGAAGGTATTGCCCAGATTGTAGCCGCTGGTGGGCAGGCAGGCATCGCACGTGAAGATTTGAAACAGTTTGCTACTGATGCGGTCAAGATGGGCATTGCATTTGACATTACCGCTGACCAGGCCGGCGAAATGATGGCCAAATGGCGCACAGCGTTTGGCATGAGTCAGGGCGAGGTTGTACAGTTGGCGGATCAGGTCAATTACCTGTCGAACACAACAGCGGCAAGCAGTGATTCTATATCGGATATTGTTACCAGAGTCGGACCTTTAGGCCAGGTTGCTGGCATGAGTGCGGCACAGGTAGCCGCTGTTGGTGCTTCTATGGCATCCGTTGGCGTACAGTCAGACGTAGCAGCAACGGGCATCAAAAACATGGTCTTGGGTCTGGTAGCAGGTGAAGGGGCAACCAAGTCACAAGCGGAAGCTTTTCAGCAATTAGGACTTTCAGCGGAGGATGTAGCCAAGCGGATGCAGGAAGATGCTCAGGGAACGATTATTGATGTGCTGTCCCGGGTTAAACAACTGCCGAAAGAACTGCAGGCTTCTGTATTGAGTGATTTGTTTGGCAAAGAATCTATCAATGCTATTGCGCCACTATTGACGCAGCTGGATACTTTAAAGGATAACTTCAACAAAGTTGGCGATTCAACGCAATATGCCGGGTCGATGGAAGCAGAATATCAGGCACGGGCAGCGACTACAGCCAATCAGTTACAGCTGGCCAAAAACAATTTAGTGGCGGTGGCCATTAATATAGGCAGTATCCTATTGCCGGCTATTTCATCAGTGGCAGGGACTTTGGCCACAGCGGCAGGAGGAATCGCCTCGTTTATTTCTCAGCATCAGCAGTTGGCAACAGTCATCATTGGCGTCATAGGAGCTGTACTCGCACTAACTATGGCCGCACTGACCATTCGTGCCGCCGTTGCCTATTATAAATATATGGTTGCCACTATCCACATGATACGGGATGCTCACGTAGCCGCTACTGTTGCCAGCAGAGCATCCACTGCGGCCACATTTGCTGCAGGAGCAGCACAGCGGGCATTCGCAGTGGGAGCACGATTGGCAGCCGCGGCACAAATGGCACTCAATGCAGTTATGTCTATGAATCCGTTTGCTTTGATTGTTATTGCTATTATGGCAGTAGTTGCGGTATTGGTATACCTGTGGAATACGAATGAAGGCTTTAGAGCTGCGTGCATAGCTGCATGGGAATCCATTAGTTCAGCTGTATCCAGCGCATGGCAGACCATTTCTGATGCGGCCAGTGCAGCTTGGGACTATATAACCAGTGCCGTGGACAGCGCTTACAGCTTCATTGTAGGTATCCTGGATTCCATCGCCGCAGCGGCACAAGCTGTCTGGGATTCAGCGGTAAGCGCGGCAACTTCCTGTTGGAATACAATTGTGAGTACCGTAAGCGATGCGGTAAATACGATACAAGGATATTGGGATAGCATGAAAAACTTCCTGTCTGATCCGATACAGGGAACTATCAATATCGTAAAGAACATTGCAGGCGGTGGAGATGAAGCCGGTCAATCCGCAAGCGGTGGCGTTTTTACAAGGCCATATTTGACGTGGGTAGCCGAAGCCGGACATCCAGAAGTCATTGTCCCGATTACCCATGACGCCAACGCCTATAGCCTGTGGGCTAAAGCAGGGCAGATGCTGGGCGTATCTCCGAGTACATCAGTCAATGTGTCAGCTCCATCTGTTTCCGGCGGCAGTGGCCGGCAATATACATTTAGTCCGACCATTGTGGTGCAGGGTGCCGGACCGAACACCAAACAGGAAATATCCCAGCTCATGGATCAGAAGATGCGTGAATTTGAACAGATGATGAAGCGGGTAGAATCGAACAGGAGGCGGTTGAGCTATGAGTAATGCATACAGTACCGTGCAGGGCGACATGTGGGACATGATTTCCTATCGTGTTTACGGCTCTGAAAAGTATGTAAAGATATTGCTGGAAGCCAATCCGGAATATCGGGATGTCGTTGTTTTTCCGGCTGATATCGTGTTGACATGTCCGACCATAACGCCGACAGATACAACAAAGCTACCTCCGTGGAAGCGGTGATTAAATGGCAGTACTGCAATCCTTACAGAAAAAAATAACAATACTAAAAGCGCAGGCAACAGCCGGCTTACTCGCACAAGAGCATATCAGCCGGCGCGCATGGCTGAGTGTAACGTACAATGGGAAGGATATTTCGGAATCACTTGCACAGTACGTGCTGAGTTTTAGCTATACAGACAATCTGACCGGGCAGGTAGATGATATCTCTATTACTCTCGAAGACCGCGCTGAACTGTGGGAAGCTGACTGGATGCCAGAAAGAGGCGCTACATTAGATATTACGATTTGTACATATAACTGGTCAGATCTATACAGTGAAGAAGAGGATTTAAAGCTGGGAAAGTTTGAAATTGATGAAATTGAAGCAAGCAGTGCACCGAATGGCGTAACAATCAAAGCTGTGGCCATATCCATCGGTGATGACAGTACACTGCGCAGTACACTGCGCTCGCATACTTGGGAAAATATATCCGTATGGAAAGCAGCCAATGATATTGCTTGGCAGAATGGCATGAAACTGCAGTGGTACTGTGATGAAAATCCAAATATAGACAAGCTTGAACAGAGTGATGAATCGGATCTGGATGTATTGCAGAAAATTTGTGATGATGCCGGCTTTGCATTGAAAGTCACAACAGATACCATCATCATTTTTGATGTTAAAAAGTTTGAGCAGAATGATGTGTATGCAGAGTATTATCATCCGGGTACAACCATATTGGATAATGTAGAGGACCAAACAAAACCTGTTCAGACAGATGCGCTGTTGAGTTATAGCTTTAAAGCAAAAATACGGGACGTATATAAAAAATGTCATGTCAAATATGCTAAAGACAAAGATAAGTCGGTCATAGAATCGACATTCGTTGCTCCGGATAAGCAAGATAAAGACGGGGCGACACTGGAAATACATCAGCAGGTGTCTTCTCAGGCGGAAGCTGACCGACTGGCTAAAATTAAATTACGGGAAAAGAATTGTGAAGAATTCACGGGCAGTTTTTCATCTGATGGAAATATTGGCCTTTGTGCAGGAGAAACCATTGAGATGTTGGGATTTGGAAATTTTTCCGGAAAATATATCATCACCCAGACCAAACATGACATCAGCAGCAGTGGCTTCACCAGCAGCGTAGAAATAAGGAAGTGTTTAGATGGCTATTGATAACGATATTATTAAATTATTGATGCGGTGCGTGCGTGTAGGACGAGTGTCGTCCGTGGATCCGGCAGATACATCGGCCAGAGTGACATTTCCTGACCATGACGACGTGGTATCCCCACCGCTGAAAGTCATCATGAGAGGATGCAAAGTAGAAAAAGATTATTGGATGCCTGCTGTGGATGACCAGGTAGTTTGCCTTTATGCCGCAGATGGTGGGGGAAAAGGCATGGGGGCCGGATACATACTGGGTACGATTTACAGCACTGTAGATGCGCCTCCTGGTGGCGGTTCACGGGTACTCAATGTGCCAGGGGATTTACATATTACCTGTGGGAGTTTAGATATCTCTTCTGGTGCCGGAGATGTTACAGTAAATGGCATTTCTCTGGTCAATCATACTCACGGTGGCGTACAGTCCGGCGGAAGCAATACGGGCAAACCGCAGTAAGGAGAGAGGCTTATGTATATCGGATATATGGGATCAATCATATTCGGGGTATCTGAGCATTATCTTGTTACGCCGGATGAAGTTAGCAGGTCCGGGGAGGCGCGATGGCAGACACATGATTTGATCATGAATAAGCCTGTAGCACAGTTTATCGGGCCAGGGCAGGAAGAACTATCGTTTAAATTACGGCTCATGACGCAATATAATGCGACTCCAGAAAGACAGCTCAAGACACTGCGGGAGATGCGTGACAATGGGATGGTGTTTCCTCTGATTATCGGCGGGAAGCCAGTATCTCAGAACTACTGGTATTTGGAAAGCGTGGAAGAGGCAGAAGCTATCTACAACGCATACGGAAGAATCTTGTATATTACGGCCAATGTCAAACTCAAAGAATATGATTTGGAAAATACGGATGAAGAATCGAGCATTAATAAAGCTGGCAGAGCGTACAACGTTGTCACTACATTAGTTGGAGGTGGATTGTAATGCAATACGAAGTATCGACAAAAGACCCGGAGAAAATAGATATTTCGCCGAAAAATGAAGTAACCGAAATATTGCAGAACGTCCGTACGATACTGGCAACGACTAAAGGGACGATACCATTGGACCGGGAATTTGGTATTGATGGATCTGTCATTGATATGCCGACGATGCAGGCGCAAGCATACCTGACGAATGAAATCTTCCAGGCAATCCGGAGATATGAGCCCAGAGTATCTATTGATAACATTACATTCGATGGTGATATTTCCGGGAAATTGATTCCAAAGGTGGTGATTACAATATGAAATTAGCAGATTTACCAGACATTGAATTTGCCGATGCAGATGAAGAGACTGTAAAAGCAGCAGTGCTGGCAGACTATACAGAAATCACGGGCCGGACACTGGCAACAGGAGACCCGACAAGGCTGTTCCTGCTGGTGATTGCAGAACTCATTATCCGGTTGCTGAACAAGATGAATTATACGGGTAAACAGAATCTGTTGAAGTATGCAACAGGGGATAATCTGGATGAGCTGGGCACGTTTTCCGACACTGACCGGATTCCGGCGTCTGCCGCCACAACGACACTCAAGATTACGTTGTCGGCAGTACGAGAACAGGAAACCATTATTCCCAGCGGAACACGGGTAGCAACTGCCAGTGGCATATATTTCGCCACCGATGAAGATGTAGCCGTGTTAGCCGGCAATACAACAATAACCGTAAAAGCAACCTGCCAGACGACCGGGGCAACGGGGAACGGCTTCCTGCCCGGGGAAATCAACAATATTGTGGATCCCATCGCGTACGTGGAATCAATTACCAATACGACAACAAGTGATGGTGGCGCAGATGAAGAAGACGATGACGCATATCGGGAACGGATTCATGAATCGCCGGAACGGTTTTCCACGGCCGGGCCGACAGGTGCCTATGAGTACTGGGCAAAATCGGCCAACAGCTCCATCATTGACGTGATAGTATATAGTCCGTCGGCAGGCGTCGTAGAAATACGGCCATTGCTGACAGGTGGTACAATTCCGGAACAGGAATTGCTGGATGCAGTTGCCAGTATCCTGAATCAGGAAAAAGTACGGCCACTGACAGACCAGGTACAGGTCAAGGCTCCGGAAGCGGTTAGTTATGATATCACACTGACGTATTACATTGACCAGGGAACATCCGAATCGACAGTACAGGAAGCGGTATCTGCAGCTATAGACAGCTATAAGTTATGGCAGTCAAAGAAAATTGGCCGGGATATCAACCCGTCGAGGCTGATTGCCGATGTGATGGCCATAGCGGGCGTCAAGCGTGTAGTCGTGACCTCACCAACATTTACGGAGCTGACAAATGTGCAGGTGGCGCAGGCAGGTACAGTAACGGCCAGCTTAGGAGGTAGCGAAGATGAATGACGATGAATACAAGATTGCTGAACATTTGCCGTCATCCATTGATGCGGAACCTATATCTACCCTGGCAAGCGTTGTTGATGCGGAAATAGGAAAAATAAACCCAGACCTGCTTTTGATTTATCCTGCTATAGACAGCCTGAATGAACAGTTGATAGATTATTTAGCGGTCCAGATGCATGTAGACGAATACGACGACACGGCTAATCTGGAAGTTAAACGGCAGCAGGTAAAACAATCATTCCTGCTCCATCGCCTGAAAGGTACAAGGTATGCGGTGCAAAAAGCGGTATCGACAGTATACCAGTCGGCGAAGGTCGAAGAATGGCCGGAATATAGTGGAGAGCCCTATCATTTCCGCGTTGCAGGTATAACGGCACCGATGAATGAAACAAAGACCATCAATAAGCTGGTACGATTGATTAATGCGTACAAAAACACCCGTTCCTGGCTGGACTACGTACAGTTTAGCAGACGGTATGGCCAGAAATTTCTGTTTGGTGGAAATGTAAATCTAGTACGGAAAACGACGATTACGTTTGATTTGAAACAAACGATTATTACGCAGAAAAATATACATGTATTGGCTGGCGTCGGTGTATATAAGGAGGTAACGATTAATGGCAAATTGGAATAAAATTACCATGACAGATGTCGGAGCGGCATTGCAGGCTAAAGTCAATGCCGGATTGACGACGCTGAAATTTACGCGTGTGGCCATCGGATCCGGGACACGGACTGGCGACTTAGGCAGTGCAACAGGACTGGTAAAAGAAGAACTCACCCTGGGCATTAATAGCGTTAAGCAGAGCGGAAGCACGGTCACACTGGATCTGACAATCAGCAACAGCGGCATCACAACAGGCTTCAAAATCACAGAAATGGGGCTGTTTGCAACAGACCCGGACGATGGCGAAATCATGTACGTAGCCCTTATTGATGACAATCCGGATTATATGCCGGCAGAAGGAAGCAGCACCGTTGTACAGCAGGACTTCCAATTAGTTTTTACAATGAGCAATACAGGAAGTGTATCAGCGACAATCAACCCGAATGGATTTCTGACAGTAGCTCATGATACAGATGAAGCGGCCCACGAAAACATCTTGATGGTGACAACGACAGCAGATAAACCTGCGTCCATGTCGGATCGCGGGATGTGGGTCGAGCTAGTCGAATAGGGGTGATACGATGCTGAAAATCAGAGGCATGGACATCTACTACGTGCGCGGTGATGATGACTCTTTCAGTATTCAGCCGACGGCGGATGATGGCACGGAAATCATGAACTTCACGGGCGTATTCTCGGTGAAAAAGTCATATGATGACACAAATTATGTACTGCAGTGTCCGATGGATGGGACAGTAGTGAACCTGACGCATGATAAGACGAAGAATCTGGCGTATGGCGATTACATATGGGACGTTGAGCTTACTCTTGCAGATGGCATCCGTCAGACTATCGGGCCCGGCAAGTTCCATCTATTGCCGGATGTGACGATTTAAGGAGTGGATACGATGGAAAAGCTACACGCTGTATTGTTAGCATCTGGAATCATATCCGCAAAAATGACGGCAGGCGTACCCCTGAAGACATCCATCAAGACAAGTGGATACAGCAAGAAAGCAATGGTACGGATGCCCAGAAAAAGCTACTTTCCTAGCCTGGGAGACGTGGATAAACTTTATATCGATGAAAGTGAAGGGATTATCTATTTATGGGATGCAGATACATTGACGTATATACCCATAGCCAGCGACTGGCACCAAATTAATGTGATAAATGGAGGGGAAGCATAATGGCAACACAAACTCTTAAAAACGTAATCTTACAGCTGCGGACTGGATCTGCAACCCAGTGGGCCGCATCAACCCGAATCCTGGCCGTGGGCGAACCCGGCGTGGAGACCGACTCTGGACGAATCAAGATAGGTGATGGTACTAATCTGTGGTCTGCATTGCCCTGGTCTGGTGCAGCAATTGGTAAGAGCAGCACCAACGGAGCCCTGACAATCAATGGAGCGGACGTGGTAGTGTACGTTCTGCCAACAGCCACCAGCGATACCCTGGGGGGCATCAAATCCGCCAGCGGCACCGGCAAGGTCACTGTGGACAGTGCGACTGGCACCGCCTCTGTAGGCAACGTAGCCAGTGCAGACAAGCTGGCTACCGCAAGAACAATCAGTCTATCCGGTGACGTAACTGGCTCCGGGAGCTTTAACGGATCTGCTAACCTGGCCATCACTACTGCTCTGGCAGGACAGGCCTTTACTGCCGGCACATACACCAAAGTTACCGTCAACACCAAGGGCATCGTGACCGGTGTGGCCCAGCTGAGCGCATCTGATGTGCCTGGCGGGATAAGCGCTGGTAAAATCAGCGGACTGGGGACGGCAGCCACCAAGAACACTGGTACGGCCTCCGGCAATATCCCGGTGCTGGGGAGCGACGGAAAATTGGACACTGCAGTACTGCCAGCGCTGGCCATTACTGACACGTTTACGGCCACCAGCAAGGCGGATATGCTCAAACTGACCGCCCAGACCGGGGATGTCTGTGTCATCAGCTCCGGCGGTGATAAAGGGAGCTATATTCTGACTAAAGATGACCCGACAGTAGCCGCAAACTGGCAGCTCTTGACACCGCCTGCCGATGCAGTGGCCAGCGTCAACGGAAAGACTGGTGTAGTCACCCTGACCACTGCCAACATCTCAGAAGGGACAAACCTATACTGGACCCAGGCTCGCTTTGATGCCGCCTTTGCCGCCAAGAGCTCCACGGCGCTTAAGGACGGGGCCGCCATCGTCAAGACGACCGACACGGTCGTTATAAACTGCGGCAATGCATAAGAGGTGGTAATTGTGGCCACGAAAACAATAAACGGCAAGATTCAAAGCCGAATCGACACAGCCTCAAATTGGTCGATCAAGAACCCTGTCTTGCTTGCTGGCGAAATCGGGATTGAATCCGATACCTATCATCTGAAAGCGGGCGACGGCAGTACATCTTGGAATAATCTGCCATATCTCAGAGGGCCGATAGATACCAACATCTCAGTCTCCGTCGAACCGTCTGACGGCACAGAGACATGGATAGAAGTGCCAGTCGAAAATCTCATTGTAGGCGGCACAGAGCCTACGGATACGAACGCTTTATGGATGGAACTAAAAAAGGAGTAGAAAAAATGAGTATATTGAAATCAATCTTGCATCATTACAATAAAACAACGAAAAGCTACGACACACTGCACCCCGAAACGGAATCCGCACAAATTACGGACTGGAATCAAGGGATAGTCAACACACTTGCAAGCACAGCGCTTGGCGGACTCGTCAGTACACTGACATCGGACAGCTTGCTTGCGAAGATGATACAGAAAGTTTTAGAAGCGACCGGGGTCAAGTATAGCCTGGGCCAAAATGGATATGTATGTTTCGGTAGCCTGGTCGGCGGCCTAATTATACAGTGGGGAGTTACTACATATAACAGTAATCCGGATGGTCAAGTAATCATACCAGCAATTTCTTTTAACTCTTTTTTTGCAGGGGTAGTTGTTGACAGCGGTATTAAGTGGAACACAGGCGGAACTTTTACCGGAGTTGAATACACGGACGGTGGAGTAATCTTTTGGCCGCTATACACCGGCGACCCACAAACAGTAAGCAAAAATGGCACAAATTACCACTGGCTGATACTGTGCGCGTAAACAGTGGGGAGTCTTTTCCATCTCTGCTGCTGATATTTCGACAACTATAACTATTCCTGTAAGCATAATTGAATTTTGCGGATTTATCGGCATTACACCAAATAACGCCGCGGAGCAGCAACTTGGGGTATCAAGTATAAATGGCAATCGAATGGTGATAAAAAAGGGGACAAAAGACTCCAACGAAAGAACAGGAAGATGGTTTATTATTGGTAGATAAACAGTGGGGATTGCTAGCAGAAGAACAATGGGTGTATCCTCCGCTTACACCACCAACCGAACTGCTATGCGTAGTTGCAATACATGAAACAACGTCCAACACTACAACTCCACTTGCGAATGAACTAGGTACTGTCAGATTTAAAATACACAACGATTTTTCTAGCGGAAATGATGGGACAAATAAATCACGTTGTATTATTGTTTGCCGATAGCAATCCACCCAAAACCGTATGGAACGGTTGATGCGCAAAATGCTAATGTCATAGTAGTTGTTTTTTCATTCATCCAACACAGGTAACATATGCTTGATGGGTTGGATGATATATCGTATGGGATAGCGCACATAACATTCATCGTGACATTTAAATTCACGTTGAAACTAGTACGAGTTTCTTCTGTCATAGCTCCCCACTGTTTACTTGGTGATGGCTAAATAAAAGCATGTCCCAGACGAAATGCCAGCATCGTTGACAATTTGGATATACCCATCATTAGTGCACGTTGCTGATATAAAATGATTCGCGTCCTTATTATCCCAGATTGATATGGTATATCGTAATATACTGGCTGATACTGGTAGATTAATGTAAGTCTGGCTGTTGACCACTCCCCACTGTCTATTTGCAAACAACAATCCAGTCTGACCAAACATCACCGTTCGTCCACGCTTGCTGACGATACATAAAACTAGACCCGGTTCTATAGCTCGGCCCGATTGCGGCTTGGCATGAATAGGTTTCACAGGAGCATACCGCTACTATGATAGCGCTTGCTGAGATAGGCATAGTTATTGTTCTGGTTACTTCCTTATTTGTAGTAGGCTGTATTACTATTCCCCACTGTTTAACATCCTATAGCTATTATATTCTTTGGCTTTATTACTCTACCAGCTTGGTTTTCAGATGCGCTCCATGCAGTCACAGTACTCAAGTTGCTATCATTTGATACAGTAACGTTTTCGTAAACCCATTGGCTGGCTATGCAGGTGCCTAAAACCACAAATTTACTTTTGTTAAAAGACACAGGCAACGTAATGGTTTCGCCCTCAGTAGCTTTTATCCACTGTCTAATAGCCAATTCCCACCCAGCCGAATGAGCCAACTGTGTTTTCAGTATTAGTTGTAATTACTGCTGATGTAGTAGAGTATTCAGTTTGCAAACTAAGTGTCCATGCTCCATTATTGGGTAAGCCGATTATGTCATACGGGATAAGAGCTAAAAGAGTCATCGATATAGGATAAGATATTCTTTTATATTGATTAGTAGTGCCGAAGAAATCCCTTCCCCACTGTTGAACAGTGGATATTAGTGTTGACTGAAACTGCATCGCTTACCGGATCTTTACCTGTTTCTTTTTCAAACAAGTGCTTTGTATGTACTGCTAATGACATAGGAAATGCCTGTGTCTCATTGGGAATTTCTGCGTCAACATCAACTTACACAGCTTATCAAACAACTAATAACACAACTTGGTTTCAAGCTATTTTCGTCGGGTATTAGACAGTGGGGAAGTCAGGATAATGGCAAAACCTCTTGCATATTACCGATAGCTTTTAGTGCCCAAAAATTTAAATCAATTGGTATACATAGAGGATCTAATGCTGTCATAGTCGTAGAACTGGATGATTATAGTAATAGCTTAACTCAAACAGGATTTAAAACTTTAGACTCAAATGGATCTTACATTGATTATGCAGATGTGCAATGGATTAGCATTGGTAAGTAGACAGTGGGGAAGATGTAATAGTGACACAATCCAAGGGTACCCAATTACCTTCAGATCTGAGCCGATTGTTTTAGGCATTCATTATGGGGGACAAGCAGATGTTAATATCGTAGAATCAGGAACGTTGGGAGATGCAGCTCCAGGAAATTGCTATTTTTACCATTCGAATTATTACAATAAAGTGCAGGTCAACTGGATAGCTATTGGTTTATAGGCCAATAGCTATCCAATATGCATCCATGCTTATATCATTATTACTCCCGACATCGAGCGTGAATCCACCTAACGTGTCACTTTCCCTGGGCTTGGTGTTATAAAATGCGGTCCCCTGGTGATTTGAGATGATCACGCGATACGAATTAAACATTACAGGAAACGATACCCATCCGTGAATGCTAGTTCCCCACTGTTTAATGTCCGATAGCAATCCAGCGCCCGAATATTACATTTTCTACATTACCGGTGTTGATGCGGCGGGAATAGGCATAGAAAGACTTACTGCTTAATTGATATACCCCATAACTTAAAGGATAACCATTTGAAGCTATATCGGTAATCACTACAACATATAACTCCGATGCGAAAGCAATCGGAAGTGTTGTTTCTGAATTGTTAGCTGTATTGCTCCCAAAATCTCCCCACTGTTGAAAGGAGATGATTAAAATGACCGAACAAAACAAAAATGTATACCTTATGCTCGGTACTGACGCCTAGAAAAAACGTCCGGACAAGTCGTGAATTATCAAAAATATTTTGTTAAATGAGAATCGCATGAGCGCTATTATCAGCACAATATTTAATTTTTAAAATTTTGTAATGCATACGAAATCTGCGATTTTAATCATAGCAAATTATGAACACGAAAAAACGCCAATGAATGCGTATTTAACAACATTCAAGGCGTTTTTATTTTGAGCAAATTATGTGCAAATTATTGTAGTAGTTCTATGCATTTGCGAAGCTGTCGTAAGGATTTATGTGTATATACCCGGTCGGTCACATCACCTCCGACATGACCTAAAATCCTACGTTTTGCGTTTTCATTGGCGCCGGCATTATCTAGCAAGGTCGCGACGGTATGACGGGTGTCATGAGGCGTGTGATTTTGACCATGAATTTGGGCCATTACTTTGTTCCAGATTGCAGATCGGTATTGTGAATATTCATATGGATTGCCATCTGTATTACAAATCAAAAATTTACCAGGGGACTGTAATCGACTTTCAAAGAATGGTAATATTCGCGAATGAATTGGAATGATGCGGATACCAGATGACGTTTTTGATTTTGTGATGTGGATATATCGTTGTCGAAGATTAATATTGCATTTTTCAAGGTGGAGTAATTCACCGACACGCATGCCTGTATACAGCAGAATTAATACAGTATCCCTGTCAGCGATATCGGTTTGCTTCCATAATTTGTTGATTTTCTGGCGCGAGAATACATGATGCGGATACACCGGGTGATTTCTACCAATAGATAGTAGCAACGCATAATTTGTACGACATATATTAGACTTTTGCGCATATTTAAAAAGCAGACTCAGTAAATTCTTGACCTTTTTACAACTTGAATATGATAGATGTTGTTTTTGCCGCATGGAATCAATAACGGATTGCAAATCGAGAAAAGTTAAATCAGAAAAAGGTTTGTCATACAAAGAAAAACAATGTTTATATGAATTTTCATAACTAGCCTTCGTACTATTTGACAGTTCAGTATTTTCATTCAAATGGAATGGAAGCCATCTGAAATATAATTCGGAGAACGTTATTGTTTTTCTACGGAAAGGGCGGTGATCTTGGTGATGATCAGCATAATAATTAGCTTGGAATACTTTCGCATCATATATCGATTCAAACGACGCAATATATTTTTGTTTGCCAGCGACGGTAGTTACAAAAGCATACGGCCTCCTCCGATTACCTCCCATAATTCTGATGCAGCCATAGCCATTAGGATTTTTCATAAGAAACACCTCATTATATTTTAGTTTACATTTTATTATAGGAGAAAACACATGAATAAAACCAATGTCCAATATTATGGGGCGGGATTTGATGCAAATGGACGTCGAATCGTGTCTAAGATTTGTGAATTTGATCCAGAAAAAGAAAGGAATAGCGATAAGATATCTGCCTTGATTAACGAAATTAAGGCTATGTCTGAAGATATCGCTGTTGCAGAAATTATTAATGCAGATGCTTATGACCAGTATCTAAATAGAGGATGCATCAGAGATAATACGACAGGGAAGCCAGTTAAATACATTCCGCCCGAACCGACTGCCGAAGAAAAGAAAGCCAGTGCTGCATCTAAAATTGCTGCTGAATACACCCCTCAGCTCGATGAGCTGAAAGGGAATCTTTTGACAGCAGTAATGACAGGAGACACAGAACTTGAAAGTGAAATTAAAGCGGAATACCAGGATTTGATTACTGCGTATAACAAAGAATTGGAGGCGTTATAAATGAAACGGTGTAAATTGTGTGCTCGTAAATTAGATGACAATGGAAATTGCAAAAATGAAAAATGCCCAGAATGCATCCGCGCAAAAATTAATAAAGCAGCAGAAGAAAGTACAGCAAAGGAGGAAAATAAATGATAGAAGCAGTAATCAATTTTTTTCGCGAGATGGCCCCGGCAGGGCCAGAAATAGAGTGGGGAGCAGCAGTATCATGCGGTGGAACCATTTTTTCATATCTGGTTGGATGGAATACGGTAATAGAAGCATTATTAGTGGCCATGGCCATTGATTATATTACTGGAATTTTGGCGGCATATATCAATCCCAATATGCAACTCAATAGTCAACGCGGATTCAAGGGAATATGTAAAAAAATCGTGATACTGTTGCTTGTCGCATTGGCACACGAATTAGATCGGGCAACTGGACAGCCGGCTGTCCAATCGCTAGTTGTGTGGTTTTTTTTGGGAAATGAGGGTTTATCAATTATTGAAAATGCGGCAAAAGCCGGTTTACCGGTGCCAGCCAGATTAAAAGATACATTAGAACAATTGACAAACAAAAAGGAGGAACGAAAATGAAGGTATTTATCAATCCGGGCCATGATATTAAGTATGATAGTGGCGCAGTACATTATGACGCGGATGGAAATGTAGATTTGCGCGAATGCGATGTAGCAGACAAAATCGGTACTGCTGTGCAAAAATATCTTGAAGCGGCTGGCTGTGAATGCTATTTAATGCAAAGCGACAATTTAGCGCCGACGCCGACAGGGCGTAGCGACTATAATGATCGCCAAGGGATGACTGTTACTGAAACAGCTAACGAATGGGGAGCAGATGTTTTTGTATCTATTCACTGCAATGCAGCGAACGGCAATGCTCGTGGGACAGAAACCGAATGCTACAGCCAGACGGGCAATGGAGGAGGTTTAGCCCGGTTCATTCAATCCCAACTCATTGACAGCATTGACACCGTTGATAGGGGAGTAAAAGAAATGCCTGGGTTGCTTGTACTCCGCTATACAGACATGCCGGCGGTGTTAGTTGAAACAGCTTTTATTGATAATGACGACGATGCGCTATTGCTGGTACAACATTGGGATGATATTGCTCGAGCAATTGCACGCGGTGTAACTGACTATGTACAATCTATTTTTTAATTAAAATCATTAATATATGGAGGAATGAACGATGAGTAAATGGACAGAAGTACGCGACGGGTTAGTATCAGCATTAGATGTTAATGAGGTGGCCGAAGCGGCAAAAGACCAGTTGACAGCCAGTTTAATCAATGATGGCATGCCGGCGATCGAAGCTGTTGCCGACAAATTCGTTACACAGATTCAGACCCAGGCGGCATCTGAAACCGGCTGGAATGCGATTCGTGATAAATTTGTGTTGCCGCTCTTAATTAACGGTACCATCTGGCTTACTAAACTGGTGCTGAGCAAGAGTACTACAACGGTTAACAACTAA